ATTCAGAGTATTACAAGCGTATCTTATTTAGATGATGCGGGCGCAACCCAAACGGTATCGTCATCTGACTACACAAGCGACCTGATCTCGCAGCCATCTAGGCTCGATCCGGTGACATCGTGGCCTACGGCATCTGTCGAGGTTAACGCTGTGACCATCCGCTATGTTGTTGGATACACGTCCGCCTCGGACGTTCCTGCACCTATTAGACAGGGTATCATGCTTGCTATCGCCTCTATGTACGAAAACCGAACTGACGGCGTTAAACGCCTCCCTACGGCTTCTGAGTACCTATGGAATCCGTTTAGAATTTTTACATTCTAAGCTATGAATCCCGGAGATCTTGACAGAAGAATAGTAATAAAGAATCAGACCACCGTTAACAAGAATAACGGGGAGCGTCAGATTTCCTTCTCTGCCTACGCAACACGCTGGGCTAGTGTTAAGTACAAGAACGGTAAAGAAGACGATGAAGCGTTAGAGATAACATCTGTTCAGGATGTCATCTTCACTATTCGTTGGGACTCAAACATCGATACAACATATTCCGTTACCTACAATGGTAAGGACCACAATATCGAAAGCGTTAATCCTATCGGAAGAAAGGATTTTATTGAACTATATACCCGCGCAACGTCATGAGTATGGTTAACATTTCCGTCGAAGGTATGGACTCTGTTATTAAGCTACTTAATGACATGCGTACCGTTGGTGATAAGCGCCACCGACAGATCAAGCGCGAGATGGCAAAGGCAGCAGCCCCGATGGAGGTTGCGGTTAAGGCATCTATCCGTGATGGGGAAACGCCCATGAAATCAACCATGATAGGTAGAGGTACTGATAGAAAGTCTGGATTAACAAAACACTTAAAAGTAGATTATAAACCCGGAAACCTCCGTAGGTCTATTGATGTGTTTCCAACACGCAAGGGATTAGCTGTACATGTAGGCGCACGGTTCGGGCGTAAATCAAGAAGTGATGCTGATGGCTACTACTCAGGTATGGTTCAGTTCGGCGTGTTCGGTAGAGGTGGAAAAAAATATAAGAATAACGGAAAAACAAGATACAATGTAGGCTACGCAGACAAGGCTTACGCAGCAGGTCTTTCAGCAACTCAGGCATCCATGCTTGCCGCTGTAAATAATATCATAGAAAAGTATATAACAGGACCAATGTCATGAGAGGAGGACCAGCATTATACGGTATTTTAGCAACGGACGCGGGTGTCTTATCAGTAGCTTCAAACAGGATATTCCCGGAGATAGCAGCACAAGGCTCTGAATTGCCGTTGGTAGTTTACAGGTTTTCAAACCTTGTTCCCTCTGACACTAAGAGTGGTGTATCCACCTTAGATTCAGAGAGTTATGTGATTGTTGCTATTGCGAAATCATACACTGTTTCGACAGACTTATCTTATAAGATAAGAACAGCACTTGACCGCTACAGCGGTACAGTAAATAGCGTAGAGGTCCAGTCGATTGAGTTCACTGGTTATGACTCTGACTATGATGCAGACAATGCCGTATACACTACGGTTACAGAATTTACTTTAAGAATAAAAATATGAAAATAGAAATCATTAAAAAGACAACCATTAACGGCAAGAACTTCGCTAAAGGCGCTGTTCTATCCGTTGTTAATGAACGTGCTGCCGAACTCATTGCGGAGGGAAAGGCAGTAGAATTTGGTACAGAGGTACCGAAGGAAAAGCCCGCAAAATCTAACCCCAAATATAAATTATAATGGCCACAACAGGAATTATGAACGGCACCCTATTGGGTGTTTACGCCGGCGCTACTCCTACTTTGATTGCACACGCCACAGAAAGCAGCATTTCGCTTTCTATGGATACGCGTGACGCATCTACAAAGGACAGCGCTGGATACCGCGACCTCTTAGAAGGCGCACGCAGTGGATCCATCAGCGTTAGCTCGCTATATGCAGAAGATGCTGCGTATGGTGTTGATGACTTGATGACTCACTTCACAGCACGCACAGCAGTAGCTGTAAAGTTTAGCACTGAAGAGGCTGGCGACCACTACTGGTCTGCCAATGCTTACATTACCTCTTTGGAAGTTAACGCTTCTAAGGAAGACAATGTAACATACTCTGCTTCTTTTGAATTAACTGGAGCAATCACTTACGGAACAATTTAAAAAAACATGGTAAAGTCAGTCAAGATAGGCGGCGAAGAGCGCCCAGTAAAATTTGGTTTCTCAGCACTCATGAACTTCTGCGACCTCGCGGGATATAAACTCAACGATCTGGGCAGGCTCGGTGAGGATATGACTCTCGGAGATGCAGTAAAACTCATTTGGTGTGGACTGAAGGATGGTGCGCGTGCAGAGAAAAAAGAGTTCAGCACCTCGGTAGAGGATGTCGCTGACTTTTTGGACGATGACATCGGCGCTTTGAATGACGTGCTTGCTGTATTTGCTGAATCGTTTACGGAGGGGGAGAAATAGCCTCAGAAGGTTCGGAGCAATCCGGGTCGGCTGAGGCTGCCACTTTCGATTACTTACAAGGCTTGGCGTGCGGGCAGCTTCGGCTGTCCCCGTCCGAGTTTTGGAACATAACACCGCGGGAGCTACATAACGCTCTACGGGGGTGCGCCGAAGCTGAGGGGCTAAAGCAACAGAGCGACTGGGAGCGCACACGCTGGCAGACAGTGGCTCTCATAAACATCCAACTACCTAAAGGTAAGAGTGTTAAGGCACAAGACTTAGCGTTGTTCCCATGGGAAAAGAAGGAGAAGAAAAATACACTTTCGCAAGAACAGGCGAAAGAGATACTTGAAAAATGGCAAAGAAAAGCAATAAGAGCATAAACGTCATACTTGGCCTAAATATGACGCAGTTCCAAAAGGGACTACGCACCGCACAAGCAAGGCTAAAAAGATTCGGAAAAACAATGTCACGCTTTGGGTCCTCTATGACCCGTAGCGTGACTTTGCCGTTGTTAGGCGCTAGTATTGCTGGCATAAAGATGGCTTCTGATCTGGAGAAGTCTTTTGCGAAGATAGAAAACCTCGTAGGTGTAACAGGCCCAGTTCTTGACGGGTTCAAAACAAAACTCAAAGAAATAAGTACGGAGACAGCGACAGCTCAAAGGTCACTTGCTGACGCATTATTCGTAATCACCTCCGCTGGTATCCGTAGCGCAGCGGCTATGGACATCCTATCTGTATCAGCAAAATCCTCACAGGTGGGGATGGGTGAGACTGAAGCTATTGCACGCGGTATAACTGGTGCTATGAACTCATACGCTAAGTCAGGCCTTGATGCGGCCCGCGCTGGTGATATTATGATGGCTATCGTAAGAGAAGGTAACCTCGTTGCAGAGGACCTTGCACCTACACTTGGTCGTGTGACCGGTATGGCTGCACAGCTAGGTATATCTTTTGAAGAATTAGGTGCTAACATCGCAACCTTCACACGTCTTGGTGTCCCCACAGAAGAGGCCGTAACGGGTCTGCGTGGAGTTATGTCAGCAATTCTTAAGCCCACCAAGGCCGCTAAGGATATTATGGATAGTCTTGGGACATCTTCATCAAAACTTCGTGAAAAAGTCGGAAGAGACGGCTTACATAACACACTAATGTCTCTTATCGATGCCCTTAAGGGTAATGATGAAGGGCTATCATCAATGTTTGGTAATGTTCGTGCGCTATCTAACGTATTAGGCACGGCTGGCGCTCAGGGTAAGGCATACGGTATTATTCTTGACAGTATCAACAGCTCCGTTGGCATGGTAGATGAATCCTTTGAGAACGCATCAAAGGAGAGCTTCTTTAAGTTTAATCAGGCCATTGTAGATCTTAAAAACAATGCTATTGAGCTGGGAGCTGAATTGCTACCACTAGCGGTAAAGGTGGCTGAAAAGATTACAAACCTTGCCAAAGCCTTTAGGGACATGAATCCCTCAGTCCGTAAGTCTATAATTGTTATTGGCGGAATTGTAGCGCTACTTGGACCACTTGCTTTAGTTATAGGCGCCACCTCTACATCTATAGCTGCGGGCATAGGTTTGATAAGTAAAGCAATAGCAACAGCCCACCCGATACTTCTCGCACTTACTGTTGCTACTGTTGCACTTACAAGTGCTTTTGCTTATTTCTCTACAGAGAGTAAGATTGCTTCATCATCACTTGATGACAACACAAAATCCATATTAAAAAACCAAGCAGAAGCAAACTTACTATTGGATACTATTGCTAGAACCAATATAACCCAAAGCACAAGAAATAGGTTAATAAATGAATACAATCTAAAATACGGAAAGTACGCAGGAAATTTATCTAAAGAGAAGACTGCGATTGATGATATAAGAAAGGTCCAAGTTGGAATGAATATAGCATTCAAGGATAAAATCAAAGCAATGGTTCTTGAAAAAGTCATTGCTAACCATGTTGAAAATCAAGCAAAGCGGCTGGTTACAATAAAGGAGAAAGAATTACAATTATCTGAAGAACTAGCTAGTCTTAGCTTAACTAAAAACATGGATGACGATGCATTAGCATCGCTTGGCATGAGTGCAGAATCCCTTATTGGTTTAAATGAAGCTGCGGAAACGAGTATACAGAATCTAAGGGATGGCATCTTGGCTCTTCAGAATGCTGGAGAAGTAGATGCATCAATGCTGGCAGATCTTCAAGATCAACTTACAAAAATTCTTGATAAGACGACGGAGTTGACAAAACCCCAAAAACCTCTAGGCTTAGTTGACTCTGTTAAATTTTTAGAGCAAGAGATTAAGGACTTAATATCTTGGCTTGACACTAATGAATTAAGTTTTTATGAAGCGGACGAAGACCTTGATGAACTTAATGAATTTTTAGATGGATTAGAAAAATTAAGTCAACAAATGGCGTTTTCTGCCAGCATTGTTGATTTTTTCGGATCGAGCATGGAGAGTGCTTTCCGAGGAGCAATAGAGAATGGCGAGAGCTTTTTGCAAAATATGCAAAACATGCTCAAGCAGCTTACCGCTAAACTTCTGGCTGCCGCTGGTGCCGCCATAATTTTAGGTATCGCTTTATCTGCAATAATGGGAGGAGCAAATGTAGGCGGCGTTTTCCTTAAGGACTCAAAATTGATCCTTGCATTATTTAATCAGTTCTCAGGACTTAAAGTCCCCGCCTTAGCGGATGGTGGTTTAGCCTTCGGACCAACACTAGCCATGGTTGGAGATAATAACAACGCAAGTATCGACCCAGAGGTGGTAGCTCCACTATCTAAGTTAAAGGCTATGATGGGCGGCGGTAATGGGCAAAATATCACAGTCACAGGCCGACTCAGCGGTTCGGACCTGTTAATTTCTAACGAGCGTGCTGGAAGGCAACGCTCACGATACAGAGGATTCTAAATGGCAGTAAGATTAAGAGCTGAATTTCACAGCGACAATAGCGATCTCTACAAGATAGACCTCCATGATGAGGACTGGCTCGGTGGTGTGCATGACTTTACCGTTGGTGGCGAGGGACTTTCCTTGGATTATCAAGGCGGTACAGATGATTTGATAAGCCCTATTATATCATCTGAACTAACATTCTCTATTGCAACAAGGAGTGGTCAAACGGAATCATATATTAACGATGTAAAAACATATCAAGAATCCCGATTTAGGATTGTCGTATATAAAGATTCATCCATTTATTGGGTTGGGTGGGTGATGCAGGACCTTATAGAGGTTGAGGATGCGGCAGACCCTTACTTTGTTATTGTAAAGGCTGTCGACGGTATTGGTCGCTTAAGCAATATAGAGTATGAAGACGCTAACGACATATCTCAAGGCGGAGGATTAAGGCTGACAAATATCGTTGATATAGCTCACAAATCTCTATCTAAGATTGGAACCCGTGACCTATGGGGCAGTACAGACACATATCTTCAGACATCGGCAGACTGGTGGGAGACGTCCTTAATGACTTATTCAGCCACAGACAATCCATTAGATGATATTGCTCTTGATGTTCGCATATTCCAAGATTACGACGGAGACGGAAACATTGTAAACGCTAATGTTTATGATGTATTGCATCAGGTGGCAACGGCGTTTAACGCGAGGGTATATCAAGCAGACGGACGCTTTGTTATGGAGCAGTATGGTCAGCTTGACTCATCCTCTCGATTGGTGTTTAAGTATGACAAAACAGCGACTTTTTTGTCCTATGAAACGGTAACTAACGATATATCAATAGATCAAACGTCTAATGCGGCACGATTGGCGGGGAACATGCACAACTTTATTCCCGCAGTATCAAGGGCCGAGGTTACATATAATCAGAAGTTCTTAGACCCGTGGATCACGACCCTGCCATTTGACTCCGCGAGGACACAATATAGCTTGGGATTTATCGCAGGAGGTACGGGCACAACGCTTACGCTTACTGGCACAGTTAAATACAACACACAGGTAACAGGCGCATCATATAATGATGGTGTATTGATGCCTATCTACCGTATGGAGATACGCGTTGAGGACGTTAATAACGCAGGCACATATCACTACTTACGACGGGACTACAACGGCATTGGTGGCGCTGGCGCTACCTATGGCAATGCCCTGTGGCAGACATCACAAGCGTATTACTACTTTGATGCTGATGACGAGAGAACGACAGATGGTGAATTATTCATATATAACAACTTAGCACTAAGTTCATTACCACTTCCCGTGAGTGGCGACCTACGCGTAACAATTGAGTTATATAACGTATACAAGCAACCCACTGGTAACCTATTTACTCTTGGCACTAACCAGACGCAAACTTGGATTATTCTCGCTAACATATCAAGAGAAGAGGATGGTGCGGGGGCAGCGGACTCAGAGGTGTTTATTGCCAATAACTCATCGACAGGTGTTGATAGCAATCTGATCCTAGACGTAGGTTCTATAAACATTGGTGACGGTCTACTTCAGACTGGACATTTATGTGCCTACAATGGCACGGCGTGGGGGTCTTCGTCATCGTGGCGTAAAGGATCAACTGGCACAGGTGTCAGCTTCCTTCAGTTACTTGTCAGGGAGGCTTTAGCCCTACACTACTTACCCATTGAAAGGTATAACGGGTCAATATCTGGGGACTTCTCCTTTGGGCAGCGCATCACGTTCAGCTCTATGGAGTTAGTGATGATGGGCGGATCTTTTGGTGCGACAGGAAATACATGGAGCGCGGAATGGTTTGTTATAGATAGAAATACGTCCACGGTTGGTGATGGTCCCATAGAGCTTGGGGCACTAAGAACACCTATCGGTGGCGGAACATCACCAACAAACGGCGGAACGGCTAACGACATCCCAACGGGTAAGATTGGCGGCATGGTTATAAATCTCGATGACGAGAAGCTCGGCCCCTTCCAACAGGTAACCGGCGGTGCTGCTATCGTCGGTGGCTTGAAAGATGGCGAAGGGTCCTTCGGATCATCAGGTCAGGTGCTGTCATCAACGGTCACGGGACTAAGCTGGATAACCAGCGCTTCTAGCAACGACTACGTTGATGGCGTGACTTTCAATACCTCTGATGGTATCGTAACGCTCACACGCAGCGGCGGCCTTGCTGACCTCACGGTAGACCTTGACGGGCGCTACCTCACCACGCATCCCGCGATACCTAACTCTGGGTCTATAAACAACGCCAACGGGGTGGTGGTACAAGATGTCACCATCGATGCCTACGGTCACTCTACAGCTTGGGGGACGGTAGACCTCGATGATAGGTTCACGCAGCTTGGCGACCCACAGGTCGTCACGGTGAAGAATATGGAGGCTACGGCAACGCTTGCTAAAGGCACGCCGGTATATGCCGTGGACCCATCATCTAGCGGCAACATCATAGGCGTTAAAGCAGCAGACGCTTCTAGCTCTGCCACGATGCCCGCTGTCGTTATCATGAACGAATCTGTGACGGCAGGAAGCGAGGGCGAAGCACTTATCGTGGGGGTGATAAGAGGTGTAGATACATCCTCCTTCACCTCTGGTGATGTGGTGTATGTGGCCTCTGGCGGTGGATTCACCAACGTCAAGCCCACAGGCACGAACCTTATTCAGAACCTAGGTGTTGTGATGAAGGTACACGCCACCAACGGGTCCGGGGTTATATACGGATCAGGACGCGCTAACGATGTCCCTAACATCCCTAACTCACAGGCGTGGGTAGGTAACGCGTCAGGGGTGGCTACGCCCACTACGCTGAGTATAACCAACTGGAACACCGCATATACCTACTCAACTGTAGGGCATCTGCCTCTTGCTGGTGGTACGTTGACCGGAGGGCTGACGGGTACAACGGCTACGTTCTCAGGACAGGTAACGATACCGGCTGTACCGGTGTCTAACACAGACGCTGCCTCGAAGCAGTACATAGATAATAAAGTTGCTGGGGCCTTGATATACCTAGGCACATGGAACGCAAACACAAATACCCCAACGCTGGTATCAGGTACAGGCACGGTGGGTACATACTATATCGTTGCTACAGACGGGACCACAACCTTAGACGGCATCAGCGACTGGATCACCGGTGACTGGGCGATCTTCTCTGACCTCCCGACAGACGCATGGCAGAAGATTGATAACACCTCCATCCTCGGTGGTGCGGGAACAGGGGGTAACATAGCAGCATGGTCCGGTAGCGGAACATCAGTGACGCTTACAGATGCCCCTATCACATATAGTGGTAGCAATACGACTTTTGGGGGTACTATAGCAGCCACCGGTGGTACGTCCACGCAATGGAACACAGCCTACGCCTACTCACAGGTAGGGCATCTGCCTTTGGCGGGGGGTACGCTGACGGGGAACACATTTGTTAACGCTCAACTAGGCGTTAACACGACAACTATAAACTCTGCTAACAAATTAGAGGTTCACGGTCAAGCTAGAGTTGATGGTAAGATGATGATTGGTGATAGCTCTTTATCTAACACTGTAAATGCAGCTGTACAATTACATATAAAAAACACTGGTCAAGCAGCTATTAGATTAGAAGACTCAGACAGCAGCAATTTAGCTTTTGATATTATTGCAGACGAGGGCGTTGGTTTCGTAATAAAAGAAACTGTAGGTGGTGACGCTGGTGATGACGTTAGACTTACAATAGCTGAAACTACTGGCAACGCAACCTTCGCAGGGACCATCGCCGCATCTAACCTCTCAGGCACAAACACCGGTGATCAAGACTTAAGCCCTTATGCTCCTTTAGCTTCTCCAACATTTACGGGAAGCCCACGCTCTGTGACTCCTGCCACTGCAAGCAATGATACGAGCGTTGCTACTACCGCATACGTTAAGGCACAGGGATATAGCACGGCAGCAGGCACTGTGACCTCTGTGGCGATGACCGTTCCCACAGGGTTAACTGTATCTGGTACGCCCGTTACTACGTCAGGAACGCTTGCCGTAGTATTCGCATCTGGATACTCCATACCTACCAATACAGGTCAGAGCAACTGGAACACCGCATACACCTACTCACAGGTAGGGCATCTGCCGTTGGCGGGTGGTACGCTGACGGGGAATGTTTATGTAGGTAGTGCAACAACCAATGGTGGTGTTATTAATTTAATTCAATCAGCGACAAACCCTGAAATAAGAATACAATCTGGTGAAAGCGGTACAACTGCTTTTAGCATTTATAATACTGCTACTAATCCTGACGCAGAACAATTTTTTATAAACAATACTTTAGGTACATCTCATCTAGGAAATAAAAGAGGTGCTTTAAAACTTGAAACATCCTCTGGGGTTGCGCTTACACTAAGTGGTTTAAACGCAACCTTCGCAGGGACCATCGCCGCAACAGGTGGCACCTCCACACAGTGGAACACCGCCTATGGTTGGGGTGACCACGCCGGGCTTTATCTACGACTAGCGGGTGATACTATGGCCGGGACCATTGAGATGGACGGCAACACTATCAACGATGGTATCTTCGTAACGCAGGGAGGAACGTCCGATGACTTCGTTAAAGGTGATGGGTCGTTAGACTCTACAGCGTATCTGGCGCTGACGGGGGGGACGTTGACGGGGAATACTATTCATAATGACAATGTAAAGTCTATTTATGGAACAGCAAGTGATGGTCTTGAAATATACCACGATGGTTCACATTCTTATATTTCTGATACAGGAACAGGGGATTTAACCATTAGAGCATCTAATGATTTACGTTTACAATCAGCATCAACAGAAGCATATTTAACTTGTAACGAAAATGGTTCAGTACAGATATACTATAATAACTCAGAGAGGTTAGCAACTTCAAGCGCAGGTGTTACTGTAACGGGGTTGATGCTTGCATCAACAGTGGGGGTCACAAACATAGTTACCAATAAAGTAGTTAAGTTTAATGGTTCTATACTTGATGACTCTAATATAACTGACACAGGTTCTCTTATAACCCTTGGCTCTGCTGTTACCGCAACAGGCACAGTTACATCCCCTACATTCTTAGGCGACCTCAGCGGCACAATAAACACAGCTACCACGGCGGTAACACAAGCAGCAAGTAATAACTCTACAAAGGTGGCAACGACTGCTTATGCAGATGCAGCCGCTGCAGCCGTTCCCGTCGGGGATTACCTCCCCCTTGCAGGTGGTACCATGTCAGGAGATGTTGATATGGGCGGCAACAGGATCACCGAGGGTGTATTCGTAACGCAGAGTGGCACATCCGATGACTTCCTTAAAGGTGATGGTACGCTAGACTCTACAGCGTACTTAACCGGAACAGGAGCTGCAACACAAGTTGCTTTCTGGGATACAACAAATTCATTAAGTGGAAACAGTAATTTATACTGGGACAATACAAATGGCCATTTAGGAATAGGTGATTCCACACCGGGTTCTAAATTAAAAGTTTATAGTGGGGTAAACGAAACAAGTATTTACACTGTAGATATTAATCACGTAAGAAATGACGCGAATGTAGCTACAAACGCTATGAGGCTAAATGTAGATTTAAGTGGTGCTGACACTACAACTACGGATAGAACAAACAGCGGTTTGTTTATAGATTTAGATTCATCTGCTAACGGAGATGCCTCTAACGAACATAGAATTAAAGGAGTTAACTCTGACGTTAGATTTTCAGGGTTCTCTGATTCAGTTCAATCTGGTTATTTTTTAGCTGAGTCAAATTATCTTTTAGGAAAAACAGCACAGTTAGTAGGTGTTTTTGGACAGGCTTCTCACGACACCAGTTCAACAGATGGGGGTGTCAGTAATATGTATGGGGTTCTTGGAACAAGTTCAGTACAGGATTTAGGAGATGTTGACAATGCTTTTGGAGGTTACTTTTCAGTTACTATAAGCACAAATAGAGGTAATGCCAATGTAGGTGTTACAAAAGGAGTTGAGGGTCATATTGACATAGACAAAGCAGATACTATAACCTACGGAGAAATGATGGCTGTCTCAGGTATCATTGATAATAACGAAGGTACTGTACCTACATTTGGAAACCAATATTTATTCAAAGGTGATTATCAAGGTGATAGAGGCGCTAACGCTTGGGGCATATACACAGAAGGCGACAAGAACTATTTTGAAGGTGATGTCGGCATCGGCCTCACGGCTCCACAGTCCAAGCTCCAAGTGGATGGCGGCATCCAGATGTCTGATGACACGGACACAGCTTCAGCGAGTAAGGTAGGAACACAGAGGTACAGGACATCAGGTAACAATAGCTATGTAGATATGTGCATGCAAACAGGAGCGACCACATACGAGTGGATTAACATTTTAGAAAACAACTGGTAATGAGTAAAAAATATACAACCGACAATATCACTATCTCCGAAGCACTTAATGACGGCTCAGGAGTAGGAACAAGCGGTCAGGTCCTGTCGTCCACAGGGTCTGGCGTAAGCTGGATTGACGGCTCTGGAATCGTCGGTGGTCCTTACCTTGCGCTGTCTGGGGGTACGATGACTGGGGCGTTGACGGGTACTACTGCAAACTTTACAGGTGGTATATTAACATTGGGTCAAAATAAAATAGATGGCTCGTCTGATAATTTAAAAATATCAGCAGATTTTGGAAGTGTTAGTGGTTCTTCTACTATTGAGTTTTTAATTGATGGAAGTGAGAAATTAAATATAAATAATGGGGGAAAAGTAACGTTTAGCACAAATGGGGGGACTATTACAACTATTGGTTCTGATATTGCAATAACTCAAGGTGCTGTTGGGTTAAGAATAAATGATGCTGCATCTGCAATAAGTCCAACTACGGCAACTTCAAATAATGATAATGTAGTTGATTTGGGTGTTTCTAATATAAGGTTTAGAAATCTTTATATGGGTGGTTCAATAACATCTGGAGGGGGAGCAACCTTTGCAGGGAATGTTACCTTTGGGGATAGTCATTTTATTGGCGATGATGCGAGTGATAATTTATTGATACAAAGCTCAACAGGAGAAAATATTATTATTGATTCTTTAGACGAAACGTTATTTAGGATTAATGGTAGCACTAAAATGCAAATCAAAAGTAGTGGCAACGTCGGGATTGGAAACACCAACCCCACCTCTGGCTTATCTGTTACAAAGTCAATGGGGGCCGCTTGGTTAGTTGATTTCGTAAACACAAATGTTAGCGGACACGGTTTACTTATTCAGGCGGGCGGAACAACAGGCACACGTTATATCACACAATGGAAAGATGCTTTAGGCACGGAAAGATTCCATATGGAAGATAATGGTGAAGTTTATTTTCAAGGCAACGTCGGGATTGGGACGACTAGTCCTGCTCAAAAGTTAGACGTTAACGGAAATTTAGCAATTAGCGGCACTACCTTTGTAGACTCTACAAGAAGAAATATTTATTTAAATTCTTTTGCAGGCGGCGGAGCTAATGGTATTTTCTTTAGAGACGGTTTTACATATAACGCTTCTATTACCGCTGAAGATCATAATGGGTCTTCTGCTGATGGTATTTGTATTAGCGGTTACGACGGTGTTTCTTTTTCTACTGGAGCTAATACCAAAAACGAAAGAATGCGTATCACCTCAGCAGGCAACGTCGGGATCGGGACGACTGCTCCGGGTTACCCTTTTTCTTTAGAAAACAGCGGGACGGCATTAATATCTAGGATTTATAATACTAATGCTGACGGGCAAGGTTTACTTATAAGAGCAGGAGCTACAAACTCATCAACACGAGCGTTTCAAGTAGCGTCTTCTAATGACACTAAAATAATGACCGTTAACTCCAACGGCAACGTCGGGATCGGGACGACAACGCCTGAAAATTTATTACACGTTCAGCAAGCTGGTTTATTTACAGGAATACATACAACAGCAGGTATTAGGGTAAAATCAAGCGGAGCAAGCGCAATAGATAATTATCACGGAACAATAGCTTTATCAAGGGGCACAGGTTCTGTAGCAATTTCAGCAGTACAAGAAGCTACAGATAGTGACGTAATGGGTATGGCGTTTTTTACACACCCCTCAACCACAGGAGCTGATGCTGCTGTAGAGCAAATGAGAATTGACCAGAACGGCAACGTCGGTATTGGGACTACTAGCCCTACTGGTAAATTAACAGTATATACTTCAGCTAACAGATTCCAATCGCTTAAAGGTGCGAATGCTGATTTAGAAATAGTTTCCGATAATAATACAAACCCTGTAGCACTTATTAAGGGGACTGGGACTGCTGATTTGTTAAATGTTTTTGATAATACAACAGAAGTATTTACTATTAGAGACGGAGGCAACGTCGGGATTAAAAATACTAATCCTAGTTATCTATTAGATATTGGCGCAGCTAATGTTGAAAATCCAGTTGATTACATAAGATTAAATCCAACTAACGGAAACGGAGATGGAACCTCAAATACATTAGGTGGTGGTTTAATATGGGCACCAAACTATGCTACTTATACAAAAAAATCAGCAGGTATAATAGCTGTAGGTGAGGGAAATTATTTCAGAACAGGTTTAGCTTTTCTTACTAACAATAGTGCTAACCAAACAGGAAATTACGCTGAACGAATGCGTATTACAAGTGGGGGGGAATTACGAGTAGGGCATAATTCAGGAACATATACAAATACTCAAACTTTTGCTTCATTTGGAAATACAGTTGTAGCTGATGAATATGGGGTTCAATTAAGTTCTAAGGGAAATGGACTTGCAGGAATGTTTGGGTCAAATACTCATTGGGCTAATGGCACATTTAGTAAACCAACATCAGGAAGGTCATCAGGTTATTTAGAAATTTCAAATAGCGGTAGTAATAATACAGGTAGTTCATTTAATTTTTATACTGTACCTCAAGGAAGTACAACGCATACAAGTAGAATGACCATTGACAGCGCAGGCAACGTCGGCATCGGAGATTCTTCACCGTCTTACAAATTAGATGTAAACGGTACAGGTAGATTTACAGGTGTCTTGTACGCCAACACATACGTTAACACCCCAGCGGTTTACGGTACTACTGTATCAGTGGGTGGTGCGGCAGGTGGGTCACCAAGACTTAACTTCTCGGCTACGGGAATAACGACACAGGGAACCGGTGATATATCACTACTTTCCGGCAACATCGGTATAAACACCACCGCGCCCCTAGCGAAGCTCGACGTAAGGGGTACGCTACGCTCTGACCAAGACAGCAGCGGCCCAAACGGGACATCAGGCGTAGGGGAACTTGATACACTGATAGGCGATGCAGGACCTGACAATACCGCTTTAGGCACTCCAGACCAATGGTTGAGGATTAACATCTCAGGCTCGGACTACGTTATACCAGCATATACCGCACCATGATACCGTTAACAGAAGAACTTTTAAAGAAAATAGAAGAAAGTGGAGTTCCTATCCACAGCTTAACATTGGAAGAGTTCCAACAGAGCATTAAGGGAGAAATAAATAAATAATTATGACAACTACATATACATGGGACTGCAAAACGGTAGACGTTTACCCCACAAACCAAGAAGAAACCGATGTCGTGTACAACGTACACTGGATCGTAACAGGAACCTCAGATGAGCTGGACCCACAGGGTGTGGCCTACTCTTCAGGGAGTATCGGCACACAGACACTCTCTGTTGACGACATCACAGACTTCATCCCATTTGCTGACTTAACCAATGCGGATTGTGTTGCGTGGACTCAGGCAACTATGGGCGCAGAACAGGTTACTGCAATAGAGGCAGGTATCGAGGCCGCTATCGTGCAGCTTATTACCCCCACCTCGGTCACGATGGTTATCGGTTAATTTATATAGTAAAAAGTATTATATTTATACCATGAAAATAAGAGAAGAGTTAATGGACAGCATCAAGGATGCTAGAAATAAAATGAGCGCCATACAGAACGAGCTAGGCTCAATGCCTATCCGTAAGGCTGCGCTTATCAAAGCATTCGCAGATCAAGAGGCAGAGGCACAGGCTGTCTCTGACGCTATCCGTGAGGAGTACGGCGATGGTATGGTAGACCTTGAGACCGGTGAGTTCACCGCGAACGAGGACGAAGATGAATCCTAACGAGTCGCTTTTTGTTTCATGGGTAGGGTCTTTCGCTACCATCTTTGTCATGGATGATATTATGCAGACCATCACCGCCATAGGCACAATCATCTTTACCGTCACCATGATAGTAAAAAACATTCAAGAGATAATTAAGAAAAGAAATGAAAAAGATAAATGATTACATCCTCGCCAACCTAAAGCATATCACGTTAGGCTTTTGGATATGCTTCCTTCTATCGCTGTATGACTCTTCTTTGGCGCTATTCGCCATCGCAGGGATGTGGCTGTATTGGATTGCCAAACGGTAATGCCTAACATCTTTAAAACCCTATTGGGCACCTCCGCATCGGACGTGGTGAAAGAGGTTGGTAAGATAGCCGATAAGTTCATCGAGACACCCGAAGAGAAGAGAGCCTTCCAAGCCTCCATCGAGCAGATGGTAGCAGAGAAATGGAAGGCAGATATGTCATCTGATAGCTGGCTCAGTAAAAATATACGACCAATGACACTTGCTTTGGTTATGGTCACCCTTGTCGTGCTGACCTTCTTTGATGGTGCAGGGCTTCTAACTATCTCAGAGAGATGGATAGGTCTATGGGAGCTTGTAAGTATCAGTGTTGTAGGCGGTTACTTTGCCGTAAGGACCATAGACAAGCGAAGATGACAGATGATTTTAACGACTGGGTAACCGGTCTTGAAGAAGGTGAGCAGCCAGAGGCTTGCGCTATTGACGACCCCGATTGCGAGGCTTGCGGTAGTTAACAACAATTTTTTCGTATGTTTGCCTCGTAAAGAATTAGCGATGGAGTAGTTTTTTTCTTGTTTTGTTTTGTTTAACGCTCCTCGTTCGCCCCACGCCTGAACATCGTGGGGCTTTTTTTTGCCCCATACAACAATCTTTATTGATATACAACTGCGTCTGTTTAAAACTTTAATATATCTTAGTGGATGTATAACGGGGATGATCCCCACAATTCTATTTAACTATGAGCAAACCAGATTTTGCAAACGGTGTCCGCACAATTCTAAGCGGCACCACAACATGGGCGCAACTCACTCCAACGAGTGGCCCTAACCAGTTCTCGGAGAAGTACCAAGTGGATCTTACACTTGATGCTAAATCCGTAAAGGAGATTGAGTCACTAGGCGTGGCAGATTTCCTTAATATCAAAGACCAAGAAGGCGTGGCTAAGTACGACACTTTAACAGTGCGTATAAAAACCAACAAGCCCCCACAGGTATTTGACCGCAACAAGGCCGTATTTGATGATTACATCCATAACGGTTCCGTCATGCGCGTAGCTGGACTGATTAAGTCTTGGGAGTATATGAGTAAGAAAGGACTCACTTGCTACTTCAACCAAGGTGTGGTCCTAGAAGCCGCTGAACGCCAAGAGGGCGAAGGTGGTGGCATCAACGATGCCCTATTCAACGACATGCCGACAGCATCAGCACCTGCAACAGACGATGGGCTTCCCTTCTAATTCACGCAGACGTATCCTCGCAGCCGTAGCACTCTCAGAGAGAGTCTGCGGTCTGCAAGAGGACTCTATCCTGTCACCATTGCGTGAGAGGGATAACGTGACGGCAAGGCAGATGGTGTATGTATACGCACGGCTTACTTGGAAATACACATACCAGCGCATTGGTACGGTGGTTAAAAGAAACCACTCCACCGTCGTATACTCCATCAAACGCCATCATGAGATGTTGGGTAAATACCCACATACAGGCAAGTATATCTATCCCGAATATGTATCAAACTGGACCACCTTTGAGCAGATAATGGACGACAGATTTAAAGAAAAGGCAAACCACTGCCACAGCTGCGGTCAAGATGTGGACATCTATGAGTCTGAGACTTTAGATGTTGTAACAAACAATAACTACGAGACAGCATGAAAAAGTACCTACCGCTATCGTTCTCTTCTATAAAGGAGTTTGCGAAGTCCCCCAACCACTTTATCTACTACAAGAACAAAAAGCGCAAGTCAAGCCCGGCAATGCTCAAAGGAAGCGCAGTACACACCATGGTCTTGGAGCCGCAGGAGTTTGAGCTTAGATATTTCGTTATCCCCGACGGTACAAACAGAGGCACCAAGGCATGGAAGGAGTACGCATCTATCGCCGCTGATCGTGAGATACTCAAAGAGGTAGAGTATAACGTCATCGCTAAGATGGCACGCATGGTATGTGAGCATTACGATGCCCGCGAGATACTTAAAGAAGCCACTGAGTTTGAGCAGCATATCAAGCTAGAGTTCAACGGTCTACCGTTCCATGGCTTTGCAGACATCGTAACACCTAATATAGTATGCGACCTTAAGACAACAAGGGACAGCACCGCCAAAGCATTCATGCGCACGGTATTGGACTTTAAGTACCACTGGCAAGCAGCGCTATATATGAAGGCCACCGGGAAGAAGACCTTTAGGTTTATTACTATAGAGTCCTCAGCGCCATACAGCGTTGTGGTATATGAGCTGTCTCAAGACCTTCTAGACAAGGCGGTGATGGAGCTTATAGAGGTCACCAATAAGTTCAAAGCATGGGATGGTCTTGAGCAGGGATATGTCGAGGGCGTTCAAATGTTAGAGATGCCGTCATGGATGTAGAAGACGCTAGAATGATAGTCATAGCCTTTACCATCCGCGCAGAGGGGTATGCAGAAGATAACAACTGCGACATGACGCGGTTGCTAGTAAAAGCTATGGACACCCTATGTGAGCATGCCGATGACTCTATCCCCGAAACACAGGGGTGGTGGGTAACACACAGCACCGATAGAGACATCATCTATAACATTAAAAAATGAAGCTGCCGACAACCATCAAGGAGCTTAAGGCTTTCGCTCATGAAGTTAACTTAGCTAAGTACCCAGATATACCTGAGTACGCAGTACCCACCCCGGTGATGAGCGATAGCAGCACCAACGCTTTAACCAAGGCAGTGATATACGACATGACCAACGTCCGCAAAGGTGTGGCATACAGGATCAACAACGCCGGTGTATACGATCAGAAGAAAGGAGTATACCGCAAGGGTGTCACACGCAAAGGAATCCCCGACATCATAGGAATCATCAAAGGCAGATTCTATGGCATAGAGATAAAGTTTGGCGCAGACCGCCAAAGTGCAGAACAGCGTATCATAGAGCTAGAGATCAAAGCAGTCGGCGGCGTGTATCTTATCGTAAGGACATACCGCCAGTATGTGGAATCTATGAACGAGCTGTCGCGTGATTCCAGATAACAAGAAGCGTGGTGAGTGGGCAGAGGCACACTTCATAGCCGATGCTTTAATGCACGGGTGGCAGATATTTTCTCCGCATGGTGAGAGTGGTCCATACGATGTCATCATCGCCAAAGGGGTTATGATGCACACGATACAGATAAAGTCTACCTTCGGTAGCAGCACGACGAGATCTAAGTGGACGGTAAGCCGCGGGTCTAATCACAACAAGTCATACCACAGAGGTGTAGACTTTTTTGCCTTGTACTGTGGCCATACGAAGGTGTGGAGGTTCATAAGACAGTCAAGGATAGCGGGACGGAAGACATATAGCATACGGTACGATGAAAACAAAACAAAAAACAACTGGCATGAGCTTGAAAACAACGATTGAAATTGCACAGCAATACTTATCTAAGGGATTCTCTCCGATACCTATCGTGCCGGGAGAGAAACGACCCACCATATCTAATTGGACGCGGTATGTAGACGACACCATCGGCTTCAAAGAGGCGGAGAAGCTATTCGCTAACACCGATTCAATAGGTCTGGTGTGCGGATACGATAATATGGAGGTCTTAGATATAGACCTTAAGTACCACACGGGTGATGAGATGGCACAGTTTGAGAAGATGCTTGACGACAACGCACCCGGCCTTCGTGATAAGATGGTGGTACAGACCACACGATCAGGCGGTAAGCATTGGATATACAAATGCACGGAGATAGAGGGCAATCAGAAGTTAGCCAACAGCCTTAAGGGTGATGTTTTGTTTGAAACACGCGGACGTAAGGGTCAGATCGTTGCCTATCCATCGCCCGGGTATACGTTTGACACCAATCACGCGGTGCAGTTTATTACCCCGGAAGAACGCAATATACTATTGTCTTGCGCCCGTGACTTGGATGCAGCGCCTAAGCATGTGGTGGGTGTTGCCGAGTACAACGGTAAGCAACAGGAGAAACAACACACCCCTTGGGGTGACTACCGAGCAGAGCATAACGCCATTGACGAGTTGTTTAAGTACGGATGGACAGCCGTTCGTGAGAGTGAGAAGTATATATATATGAAGCGTCCGGGTGACACCACGGCAAAAGATAGCGGACGCATCTTTAAAGACTCTGGCCTGTTCTGGCCATGGACAACCAGCACGGAGTTTAAGGCAGAGCGTCCCTACGATGCCTTTCAGATATATATGCTAATAGAGCATAATGACGACATTGCTTCCGCGTCTAACGCGCTATCAACGCTGGGGTACGGCAAGCAATACGAGATAACATTACCCGAAGAATTATTTATAGACGATATCGATGAAGAAGAAAAAAGTGAATTACAAGCACGCCTTGAAGCGATGGAGGTGGACAGTACGCAAGAGGTTAAGCAACCTCCGATTGCGGTCAATGTTGTGGATGCTACGAGCAAGTATATATTTGGCACGCGAGGGAACTTCTCGCTCATTCAAGGCAAGGCTAAGAGCCGCAAGAGTTACTTTGTTTCCTCAATTGCAGCGGCCTCCCTATCCGACCACATGGTCGCAGGAAAGCTCGAAGGCCTCCTCGGAGACAAAGTGGTCGTATACATTGACACCGAGCAAGGGGAATGGCACGCACACAAGACCAAACGTAGGATACTGCGAATGGCCGACTTGGACACAAACGACAACAACGAAAGGCTCCGTTACTTTCAATTTCGTGGATTAGAGCGCAACTCAGAGCGCATGAAGCTCGTTGAGTTTGCTCTCCAGACCATTGAGAATATAGGCATCATCATCTTGGATGGTATTGTTGACCTATCATCCAAGGGCGTGAACGACGAAGAGGAGGCCACAGAGATAGCGTCACGCCTATTGAAGTGGACAGCCAATTACGACTGCCACGCTATTTGTGTGCTTCACGAAAATAAGAACGACACGAACGCAAAAGGTCACCTAGGAGCTTACCTCACACAGAAGGCAGAGACAGTGGTATCGGTACGCAAACACGAAGACCTTAAGGACTCAAGCGTTATCATGGCTGAGTACACGCGGAACATAGAGTTCCCTGATATGCAGATGGATATATTTGATGATGACGTGATGCTTAATGACTATCAAGAGGCATCGTTCTATAAGGATGAGTTTGAATGGTCATCACAAGACATAGAGGAGTTAAGCCGTGAGGTGCATCTGAAGTCGCGCCTCGTTGCCTTAGAGCATATCAAACACTCGCGTGATGTGAAGCCTAAAGAAGCATCTAAAGCACTGGTGGTGATGGAGAAAGGCGGATACATAACGTGGCAGAAAGGAAAGATTTACCGTACAGTACCAAAAAGATAATGGATATACAAACACCCTTGGGCCAATGGTCCTTAGCAAAAGAATATGTGATCATGCGAAAGCTATGCAAGAAGATGTCATGGTTCGACGTACCTACACCACGCGATATGCCTGCACCATTAGATGGTGTGATGAGCGATGATGTAGGGATGGTCTTCGTCTATGAGGTCAAGTGCAGAGACACTACCCTTGTGCAACTACAGAACTGGGGGACC